CTATGACTCCAGCCCGGAATAGCAACCGGTTTCCTTTGTTCTAAGAATCTCCCTTTGGGACCTTTTAGTGAACGACGTTGAGAAAAACGCCTAGTTATGTAAGTAAATTCAACTTTAAATATACGGTTCGTAGAACCCTAATTTTCAATTACCTTGTAACGTGCTGTCTCCATTTGAGAGAACATAAACCAGTATGTCGGTTACACGAAGGAAATTAGTTGTATTAATTAATAGCTATCAGGTGATAAATATAAATTATGGAAATCCTAATTATATAAAAACACAAAAGTTATTAAATTGAAGAAGATGGTATAGTTGTAGATATTTTAATTTTAGGTATTAGAGGTAAGTTAGATAGACGAGATTCAACGACTCTCCATGGGCGTTTAAGAGATGTAATTAAGATGGGGTTTTTAAACCCTACTCCATTACTTTGTAAAAACTCTTTTTCACGCTTTTGGGTAATTTTGTCGATCTTTTGTTGCGAGATAACCTCGACGACGACTTTATTCCAAGTTAACAAAGTTTTCTTTTTCAGGACCTTGATGGTTCCTGCTTTAAGAGCTTTGTTGAAATCTTTGAAAAGTCTAGCATCAGGTTGTGCATAAACAAGATCGCCTTCAATTGCTTTGAATTCGTTCACATCTAACTTGTACATAGGTTGTGTAAAGTAAGTAAGGGGAGAGGTGGGTACTGTTGTATCAATTATACGAGCATACTCGGTATGGGGAAATGTGAGTGAGCTGTGTGTCACAACATCCATATATCGGAGTGTAGGGTTATGTTTGAACTTCAGTTTCCTGATTTTGGGCTTCTTAGTAACCAAGCGTAAGCCTGTATGGTTATTGGGGAGTTTCCCATTCTCGAACAGTCGACGATCAGCTCGTTCTGAAACAAAAGAGGCAAATTGTCTCTGATGGAACGGTATATCGGTCTTAAAACCTGTTGGGAGTATGAAACCCAAGCCACCTCTCTTCTCATGTATATAATAATTGTAAAGACCATTCATACTTGCAAGCTGGAGCTCATCCTTGTTGTAAAACATGAATCTCTTCAAAGCCTGAACCGGGTTATTTGACTTGAGGACAATATCATTTTGATATTCCTTAAGCTCAAACCTGCCCGTTCGTCCACTTTTAGAGGTTCCTGTAAGGAAAGCTACGTTGTAGTGTGGTATCGGTGTATATAGAAAATGTCCAGTTGGATGACAACATCCTGCAGTCGGCTTTGCGCCTGCAGGGACTCCACAATACAATTCAGTCGCTGAAAAGCATAAAGAATTGATTGTTAGCACATATGGATGGAAGTAATTCTTCCCGACAGAAAGTACGAAACCGGCTTTTGCTATTTCTAGCTGCCAAATATCGTAAAATAACTTATCTGCACGGAAAAGAATATCATCACCATTTATGAGTGCTGGGAGTCTACGCGGGTCTACTGACATAGGAGGGAGTTTGAAACGTTTCTCAAAAGCGATCCAATAACACAACAAATTGATCTGACACAATATCGGGAAGGACAAAACTGAACCCATCAGCTGGCCGTTGGCCTGCATGACAGAGTTTGGTTTCGTTCCCGTATTGGGATCTTTAGGTGGTGTTAAAAGTTGTTCATATAGATTTCGTCTCAGAATTTCTCTGTAGTCCTTTGTCATTCGCTTCCCCTTACCTTTATAGCCCAAATCCTTAAGATCAATCTTGAGTAGTATTTGTTCAAAGGCAAGTTTTGTATAGTTTATATTCACCGAATTGGTTGCACCCTTGTAATCGCCACTCACAAATCCGAAACCGGTAAAATCAATTCCACAACATTTGTGTGATATATCGATTTCTCGCTGGTTTAGATCGTGTAGGTGTGACAAGTTCAGAGGTGTACCAGTAAGTACAAACTGCGGGAAGGTACCGAGATGTCTAGCCATACGCTTTTGGATATCCTTGGAGAGCCACTGTCTGAGATCGGCACCTTTAGAAAGGATGCGTATCTTGAGTGGTTCGGGGAGACCAACTATCCTGACTTCTGTCGGTTCACAGAGCGCGAGATCAAATAGGCCCATTCGGTCTAGGTCATTGGAAGATTTTAACCAATTATGGAAATCATCTTCCCAATTACCTTTACTGTAAGGGTCTGCTGACGGAGTGTAGTCGGATTGTAAATAATCATCCAACTCCTTCTCCATCCTAATCTGATCTGCCAACCTCTCTGCTGGTGACATAGGCCATTCAATCTTGACGAATGGTTTCTCTTTCTTTGTAAATTTACTTTTATTATTGTTATTATTATTTTTATTTGTAAATTCTTCTTTCTTTTTATTAACATTTTTATTTATATTTTTATCTAATTTTTCTCTTTCTACTCTTTGCTCAACCTTTAATTCTCGAGCATCCTTGGCTTTGTCCTTCCATAAGGGCATCAACTTTCCGGCCATCACTCCATCATATAATTTCTGTGCATATTTGCCCTCTATAATTTTAGGGTCAAATGGCAAATCAGA